CAGCTTTACTTATTGTTTGTTTTGCAGACGCTGCTGCTGCATCTGCTACATCATCTATTAAACTTAAATTTTTTAAACCACCACCTACAAAAGCTTCTGGCATAGCACCTAAATCTCTAGCAAAACGGCCTTTGTTATTTTCTGACATAAAAGGTACAGAGTCTGCTACAGTTCCTACAGTAAATTCATATGCAGCTTGGGTTGCTAATAAACCACTAAGACCTATATCTTTAAAATAATCCATTGATCTATTGTAAGCTGTAAGTAATTTAGGGTCATTAGGATCTACATCAATTATACCTGCATTCATAAATCTTTTTTTAGCTTGCTCCCAAGTATCAGAAGCAAAGTCTGATGCAGTAAAATCCTGCTCTGGAGATGGCAGATATTCATTATCTGCAGATGGTATTAAAGATTCCATCTGTTCTGTAGTGCTAGCCATTAATATCATCCCTAAGTCTTAGCATTGATCTAAGCATACGTATCTCACCTTGAGCACGATAAACTTCTTCTATATCGTTAAGTTGCTCAAGTCGTCTATGAACCTTATCTATTCTACTTTGTATCTCTTCCAGAAAAGGATTGTACAACTCTGGATTGTTAATAAAAGGTTTTAAAGTGTTATTCACGATTAGTTTCATTGTACCTGTTGTTGACCGGTGTTACCTGAGAAGCCCTGTTCTCCTGGCTGAGGGGCTGTTCCAGTTCCTATAGTACCACCCCCACTACCTTGGGTATCCTGCACCTGTGCGCCTGCTGGTGCGTTCTGAGGGCTATTTACTCCTGGAGGTGGGGCAGGTGGTGGGTTAGCTTCTCTAAATTGCTTTAATATCTCAGCTTGGACCGCAGCTTGTGCCATATTGTTGCCAACTTTATCTGGATCAAGATCCATTGACTTAGCAATTTCACGTACAATATAATCCATACGTGCAAATGGAGCAAGCGCAGGGTTTGATACGACTTGCATAAATTGCATGAGGCGTTGGCTACGTACTTCATTAGCCATAAGACTTTCTGTACCACGAGCTTTTATCTCCAAATCACCTTTAATATCTGTATCAAAGTCAAACTGCATGTTAAAGCCAAAAAAGGCTTTACCTAAAGGAGCTAATAAATAGTCATCTATGTTTTTAACTACATTCCGTATACTGCCGTTGGCAGCAGACATGAGCATGGAAATACCAGAAGCAGTACGGCCCACACCCGATACGCCTGTTTGACCATGTGCGAAAGATGGAAAGCCAGTTGATTCATCTGCTAATACCCTTGCTTTATCGAACATCTGCATGTTCTCGTTACTTACGTTAGGAAATTTAGTTCCAAAGATAGCTTGACCAGGCGCCCCTCCCTGTCTCCTGAACACTTTTCCTGGATACACGGAGAGGTCTTGCCCTGGGACGAGATTAGTCTCGTCTACCTCAATCAGTAGATTACCAGACAAAGCTGCATTATCTACTGCCATTCGCATAAAGCCATTCATTAGTGTTTGAGTGTCATCCATATTCTCAGCAATACCTACACCGAAAATACTGTATGGATTCATCTCATAAGGAGCTGCAAAGTAAGGAATATAAGCTGGAGTAAATGGGTTCATTACAAGACGTAACACTTGCCCATTACAAACCCAGATATTTACACTTAGCTGATCTGCATCTTCTAGATCTTTAGGGATGTCTACCCCTTGATCTTCTATTACTTCTTTGTCCACAAAACCCCAGAACTCTAGAACTTCAAAACGATCAGCTCTATCTTCTTCAGAGTTATCTTCCATGATATGTTCCCACCACTGTTTGCGATAGCTTTCACCAAGTCGTAAAGCATTGTCTACAGCATTTTCACGGAAATATGGACGGTTCTTTAAACCACGTACTTGAGAACGTGACATCTTGTGCCGTTCTACAACGTACTCTGCTTCTTCCATTGTAGCTGCATCTGGGTCTGGATAGAAGTTCCAGATAGATACAGATGTAGTTTGTGGAACTGTTTTAAACATGGGAGAGTAGTTGCCTTCATCATCCCAGTTTGGATATTCTTTATCTATAGCAAATGGGCCTTTCATAACCCCTGTACCAAAAAGTGCTGTTTCAAAAGCAGCAGCACGTAAATGTTTCTTTGCATGAGATTCTTCTAGTTGGTCGTGTATCTTTTTCTCCATCTTCTTTGCTGAGACTTCAGCAGGATACAATTGAGCAGAAGTTGGAGTTTTACCTGGAGTAGGTTTTACATCTTCAATAACAGGTTCTAATACGCCAGATAAAGCACCAAGTCTTTCTTTAAACTCTGGTAGTGTTTCACCTGGAAGTAACTCAGCCATTTCTGAGTTGACTGCTTTTTTTACTTCAGGGTTAGTCTCAAAGCTAACTGTGTCTTCTACACCATCTGGTAAGGTTGTAGGATCAATACTTATTGGAAATCTATTACCACCAAATAGTACTTCTGCTATTTGACCATAAGCTGCAAGAACTTTTGTTTTAGTTACTTTAACAAATACCCTAGATTTTTCTGTGGAGGTAAATTGTACATCAGGTCCATATAAACCACGATAGTTTCTATAAGCTTGAATCCAACGTTCTTCATCTAGTTGTCTTGCTGTATCAGCTTTACTATACTTGTCTTTGACAAACTGAACGATGTGACCTGTAAGTGGATCTGAGTATTCTTCTTCAGCAACATCTTCTATTGAGGAAGTATTTTCCGTATCCATAATCATTTCTTCAAAATCTTCTTCTGCCATTTTATTTCCTTAGTATCCAAATGTGGGATCTGATGCTTGAAAGCCTGTACGTTGTGATGCAGGATCAAAATCAAATATATTACTACGTGGTCTAGTCATTATACCATACCTTAAGGCATCATACAAGTGGTCTTCTGCGTGGGTATCTACATCCTCTGGATTTTTCTTATCTAACGGAATAGAGGGTAGCTGAGATATAAGATTAGTGCAATTAGAAAAAAACACAAGTCTAGGTTCCTCCGTAAATTCATCTACTTGCAATCGTCTATGTAATTCATTTTTACCTGCTACACGAGAACCTTTTGATCTGTCTGAGGGTCTCCAACGACAACCTTTTAAAATCATTTGTTCTGCTAGGCTTGGGCCAGTATCCCCACGTTTATGCCAAAGAGATGAATCGAGAACTCCGTAACGTATGTTTTCTCCTGACTCATTTTCTATCTCTAGTATCATGTCAGCTAGGTCAGTAGCTGTGACCTTTGATACATACAGTTCTCTGTATACTACTAGCTGTTCAGATCCTGGAACCATAGTAAACCAAAGAATGCCAGTATATGAACCGTAACCATAATCACAAGCTCTAAAGTGAACCCAGTTAGAGGGTATATCATAAGGCTCTACTACGTGTATGTTCCTGTTAAACTCAGGAAAGGCTGCACCTTCGTTTATATCCCAATCACCTTCGAGTAGTTGTCTACGTTGATGCTCAGGTAACGACAGAAGATTGGCTTCGTATAAACCATCGTCCGATAGATAAGGGTTGTCGAAAAGGGTGGCTGGAATAAACTTACGTTTGAACAGAGGCTCACCCTCTCGACTGTGACCTTTTGGCCACTGTATCACTTCTCCGTTTTCATCAGTAGCATGGAACGAGTTATTAGGCACTTGAGGGTCAATAAACGTTCTTTTTACCCACTGATGGCCTGGACCTCCAGGGTTGCTAGTCGCTCTCATATACAGTGGCAAACCTGAAGCCCTTGTTGTACGGAGACGTGATCTCATATAATTCCATGCGTAAGGTGAAGGCCATTGTGTAAGTTCATCAAAGCCAATCCAGTTAAAGGCTTGACCTTGGTATCTCATAACGTCATCCTCTCTGTCGAGGTAGGACATCCACAATGTAGCACCTGATGGAGCTACCCAAGTTTTATCTCTTTCCATAAACTTTATTCCAGGTATAGCTTTGGGATAAAGTTGTTTACTTACTGATATAAGTTCTCTAAGCTCTTCTGTACTCCTACGAACAAGTAGCATTCGTGCATTTGGATTCCCCAAGTACCGCACTGGGTCTGCAACCATTGCATAAGACTTACCACCACCTGCTGCTCCTCCATAAAGAACTTCTTGTTCTGTTGCTGCTAAAAAACTAGTCTGAGGTCCAGGGTTAGGCTCAAAGATAACTTCCCTAGCCTTTTCAAAGTCTATCTCTTCAGGCTTCGGTTGGGCTGGAACTAACTCTTTCTCTGTAACCGAGTCTTTGGGTTTCAAGCTTTTCCGCTTTTTGTAACGCTTCTTTGTACCTTTGGGCGAGGTAACGTTGA